GAGAAGCACTTATCCACGGAAATTTTCTCCTCAAGCGCAAAACAACAGTACCACCAGAAACGTGCAATCGGTGGCTCCTGCAACCCGTTCATCGGGAGTGAATAGTTCAGCACGCCGCACTGTGAGACTCTCACCGAGTCAAGTTGCGATGGCCAAAAAGTTAGGTGTTCCTCTTGAGGAATACGCCAAGTACGTTAAGGAGTAAGAGATGACAGACAACCTTGTACCCACTTTAAATCGTGAAGCGCGTAGCGCTACAACTCGCGAAAGCGAAACACGCCGCAAGCCCTGGGCTCCTCCTTCTCGACTAGATGCCCCACCTCCTCTGGAGGGAACACGGCACAGATGGATTCGTGCAGAAATCGCAGGTCAGGAAGATCGCGTGAACGTAGCTGGAAAAATCCGAGAGGGTTATGAGCTTGTTCGTGCTGATGAGTACCCTGACTTCCCTGTCCCATCTGTTGAAGACGGCCGACATGCTGGTGTTATCAGCGTGGGAGGTCTTCTCTTAGCACGTATTCCCGAAGAAAGCGTACAGGAGCGTAATGCGTATTACCACCAACGTGCGAGCGACCAAATGCAAGCTGCGGATAACGAGTTGATGAAGAGCAATGCTCACAGTTCAATGAAGATTCAACGACCTACCCGACAGTCTCGCGTCACTTTTGGCGGCCCCAAGGCTGCTGAATAATCATTTTCTTAAAGGAATTATCAAATGGCTAATACTGACAAGGCTTTCGGCTTTCGTCCTATTGGCAATCTTTCCGCTACTGGTGCCCAGAAACAGTACGGATATGAGATTGCTGATAACCAAGCTGGAACAATCTTCCAAGGCGACCTAGTCGCTCTTTCAGCGGGATTCATCACCCGGTTTCTTCCGGCTACACACACCGCTGCGGTTGGCGTGTTTAACGGTTGCAGCTACATTGATCCCACCACCGGCAAGCCCACGTTTAAGAACTTCTATCCAGGTTCTGTCAATATCACTTCAGGCAAGATCATTGCCGATGTGATTGACGACCCTAGTCAGTTGTTCTTGGTTCAGTGTGATGCAGGTTTTGTTGCTGCGGATGTTGGCAAGAATGCAGACGTGATCGGTACAGGCGGAAGCACCACCACTGGTGTCTCTACCATGGAACTGAACTCCTCTACGCTTGCTACTACAGCCGCTTTGAACTTAAAGACTGTAGGCTTGTACAACGTCCCAAGTAACGAGTACGGCTCTTTTGCCGTGGTGGTAGTCAAGATCAACGAACACGTGTACGGTAGTGCCGGTGTTGCTGGTCAATAAGGAGAACATAAATGGCAATTTCCCGCGCACAACTCGTTAAGGAACTTGAGCCAGGCTTAAACGCCTTGTTCGGCCTCGAGTATAAAAACTACGAAAACCAACACACCCAAATCTATTCAATCGAATCTTCAGACCGTGCGTTTGAAGAAGAGGTGATGGAATCGGGTTTTGGTGAAGCACCTGTGAAGACTGAAGGTTCTGGCGTTTCATACGACCAGGCACAAGAGGTCTACACTGCCCGCTACACCCATGAGACCATTGCTTTGGCTTTCTCCTTGACTGAAGAAGCCGTAGAGGACAACCTCTATGACCGCCTTGGCGCTCGCTATACACGTGCTTTGGCACGCTCTATGGCTCAAACCAAGCAGATCAAAGCTGCTGCCATCTTGAACGGCGCTTTCACTACCTCTATCGGTGGCGACGGTGTTGTTCTGTGCGCAACCAATCACCCTACTTTGAGCGGCCCCAACTTGTCCAACACACTGGCAACCCCAGCGGACTTGTCTGAGACCTCTTTGGAGCAGTCACTGATTGACATTGCCGCATTTACCGATGAGCGTGGCTTGAAGATCGCTGTCCAAGGCTTGAAGTTGATTATTCCTAAGGAACTGCAATTTACCGCAGATCGTATTATGAAATCCACTTTGCGTACTGCAACTGCGGACAACGACATCAACGCCATTCGCAACATGGGCATGGTGCCTCAAGGCTACACAGTCAACAACTTCCTTACCGATCCAGATGCGTACTTCATCAAGACTGACGCACCTAACGGCATGAAGATGTTCACACGTGTGTCCATGAAGACTGGTTTTGAAGGCGACTTTGATACTGGCAACGTCCGTTACAAGGCTCGTGAGCGCTACAGCTTCGGCTTCAGTGATCCACGCGGCATGTTCGGCTCGCCTGGCGCTTAATAGTCAGGTAAAACGGAAAAGGGGCCTTGTGCCCCTTTTTCTTTTGGTGTATATTGAGCACATTCCGGGCCTTTCCGGTGTTCTGACAGTCCCGGCTGACGACATGCAGACAGAACACCCTCACTTGCATGTAAGGAAAAATCATGGCATCAACCACCTTCTCCGGCCCAGTCACGTCCACCAACGGCTTTATTGGCGCATTAACGGGTAACGTAACAGGTAACGTAACAGGTAACGTAACAGGTAACATTGCAGGGTCAGGCAGCATCACGCACGCTACGACCGCTGCAATTAACGCCACTGCAACAGCCACTGCTGCTGAAGTTGCCACTGGTTACATCACATCTACCTCTGCTGCTGCCACAATCATCACGCTGCCTACTGGCACGTTGCTTGGAGCAGCACTGGGAGCAGCTAAGGGTACAGTTTTTGACTTGTACATTGACAACACTGGCGGTGCAAACACCGTGACCATTGCTGTAGCTGTTAACGGTATCTTGTCAACTGCTGCCGCAGACACTGCCGGTTCTTTTGGTGACTTGACCGTTGCTTCGGGCGTGACAGGCGTTGCTCGTTTCACTCTTATGTTCTCAAGCGCCACAGCATACGTCTTTACACGCACTGCTTAATTAGGAGCAGACATGAGCAACAGCAATATTCAGGCAGTCACAAAGACTGTTGACGCGCATGCCGTTGCGGGTCGCACCCGGGTAGCCGGCATCTATTTTACAAACACGGCAACGGCCGGAACAATTACTCTTAGGAATGGCAGTGTTGTTGGGGCCACAGCATTGCTGACTCTTAACACCCCTGCTGTGGCGGGAGCCAATGACATTCTTTTGCCGGACATGGGAATTCTCTTTGATTCCGGGGTGTTTATTGATGTTTCCGGTGTTGAAGTTACCAGTGTGACGCTGTTCTTCTATGGCGGAGCCGCGCAGTAATGGCCAAGAAAGCGCCCTCCCTTTCGGTTGGTCGCGGCGAGAAATTGCCCATCTCCAAAGGGGCAGGTTTGACTGCCAAGGGCCGTGCTAAGTACAACGCGGCAACAGGAAGTAACTTGAAAGCCCCCCAGCCTAAAGGTGGCGCGCGCAAGAAGTCTTTTTGCGCTCGAATGTCTGGTATGCCGGGGCCAATGAAAGATGAAAAAGGCAAGCCTACCCGTAAGGCGGCTGCCCTAGCAAGATGGAAATGCTGATGGACATTAACTTAATCTGGTCCGCCGTTTTATCTGCCGCAATTGGTGGATTGTGGTTTTTCATTCGTGAAAAATTTGACGAGCTCAAGCGGATTGACATCCTGTTAAACAAAACACGCGAGGAGGTAGCACGTGATTACGTTACTCAAGCAGAAGTTCAGAGAATTACTGACCACATTGACCAACGCTTTAATCGTCTTGAAGCAAAAATTGATCAACTTATTCAACAAGCAAAGTAAGGAGCAGTGATGGCGACAACCACAAAGATGAAGATGGTCATGAAGGACGGCAAGAAGGTCCCGGCCTTTGCTGCTGACAAGATTGGCAAAATGAAGAAGGGCGGCATGGCAGATAAAGCTGGACGTGCTATGAAGACTAAAACCAGTGACTCTATGGGTCGCGCAATGAAAAAGGGGAAATAACATGGCTGGACGTGGAATGGGTGCCGCTACACGCGGTGGTGGTGCTGTTGAGAGCGGCCCAAAAAACAAAATGATCTCTGAGACAAGCACCTCTACGGGTGTTCCTATGATGGCTAAAGGGGGCATGGCCAACAAAGGCAACATCAATGAGCACAAGCGCATGGCCATGGGCAAGCCCGTTGGCAAGATGGGCGGTGGCATGATGTCCAAGGGCTACGCGGCCGGCGGTGCTGCCAAGAAAATGTCTAAAGGCATGATGTCTGGCGGTAAAGTCGCTAAGTAATGTCTTATCTCATAAGCAACATTCCGTACTTCAAATGCTGGGTTAGACGTGAGTTTACGCACATGCATCAGAAGTACCAAGGCGAGTATTTACATGCAAACGCTATTGCAGTAAATGT